TATATTCTGGTTGGTCAGGTAGCCATTCTCCAAAAGGTATTTGCATTATTCTCCTATTGGTTATTATTTGTTACAAATTTAGATACATCATTAAATGAACCTGCAACAGTTACATCACCTCTTTGTTGTAAAGGTGCATTACCATATTGATCTTCTCTATCGTTTCTCTCTAATCTTTCCATAGCAGTTGTGTACATTCCTTGCCATTGTTGAAGTCTTTGAGGATCAACACCACCTAAAAAATTAGCAGCATGATATAATGAACCATATAAATAAATTGCAGGATGACTTGCTAATATATAATTAGAAGTATTGGTATCTGATAAAGCTGCAAACTTAGCATAATAATTTAATGTTCCTGTGTATGCAGAATCTGGAATTGGTGCAAATCTAAAATTATCACCAAGTATAGTATATGCTGAAGGCATTCCAGTTGTAGATGAACCTCTAATTTGATCCATTTGAGCTGGAGTAATATATTTTAAAGCATACTTAGTTCCACCTGATGTTATAAAAAAATCTCTTACTTGTAAAAAATCTGTAGGCACAGATTCTGTTTCTGAATCTATTGTAATAGAAGTTGAGGTATTCATTTTTCTAATTCTTAATTTAGAATTAAAATCAGCTTCTGCTAAAACTATAAAATCTTCTGCAATCTCAGTTGTTAAATCTGATCTGTTTAACCAGTTTGCTATTGATGTTTTTAAATCTGAATATGTTGCAAGTGCCATTATATTTTACCTTCTGCTGTTTTAAAATATTTAAACTCATTACTATTTAATTTTGTTTTTAATATTTTTGTTTGAACTTCTTTAGGAAGTGCGAACCAATTACTATCTCCATTATACTCATTCGCCCAAACAGATAAAGCTAAAGTTGGAATAGAAGCTACTCTTTTTAAATCTCTGGATTTAGAATATCCATCATTTAAATTAAATAATCTTTTATTATGTTGTAAATGAGGATCTATATTTACTTCTTCATTTAAAACAATTTTCTTTTCCATTTCGTCTATAGAAAATGTTTCTTTTTTTAAACCATCAATACTTATATCTTTTCTCATCTACCTTGACCTTTATATCTTGTTTGTTTTTTTTGTCTGCACTCTGATTTGTTCTGAGATTTTTTATGACAACCTGGTCTTTTTTTAGGTTGATCTCTTGGAACAAAGTGAACAAACTTTTGTTTAGCCACTAAGCACTCATTTCAGTAATAGAAACTTCAGCAGTACCAATAAAAGCTACTTTCTCACCAGGTGAA